AACCTTTGTTCTTCCAAACAAAGGCGACCTGACAATCGGCATCCGGAGCACGGAACTCCTGATAACTGACGTTGTCGACGTCGATTTGAAAGGCTCTATCCCCGGCACAGAAGCTTACATGGAAGAAGGGCCAAGCCGGGTCGAGATCACAGTGCTGTGGGGACACTCACAGGACGGCGATCCCAAGCCGCTCGTTTCCGTCTATCAGGTGCGCGACGGGGTTATTCTCACTACGTCGACGAATGTTGATTTCTCGGAAATCTACAAAGCGATTGAAGGCTATTCGCGCGAGAGCAATGGCTCATTCGTCTTTGATGGATTTCTGATTACGGCACTCGGACCGAAGGCAAACGGGAAACAGGGTTTTTCGGTTTCCGAAGGAACGGCCTATGTCAACGGTCGGCGGATCAGCCGCCGCCAGTCCTTGCCTTTCGAGGTCGATGAAAAGCCGGACCTGCGCAATGTTGATGCGGAGCCGCACCCGTTTACCGGGGCGACCCGCGGAACACAGACCTTCAAGGTATCGAAAGCGCCAATCGATAAGGTCCGGCGTGTCACCGTTGAAAAGGAAATCACCGAAAGCGTTCTGCACGGGCCGTTCTCCGGCGCTGTTGATCCGCTCGCTCACCCTTCGGTGACTGCGATCCTCGAAATCAAGCAGGGTGATAACGTCTACAAGTCGCCTTCAAGCTGGTTGCTTTCTCAGGGGCAAATCGACTGGTCGCCCTCCGGAGCGGAACCCGCTCCCGGTACGACCTATACCGTCAAGTATCGGTACAACGAAAATATCCAGCCCGACGAGGTCACGCGCGACACCGTCAAAGTGACCGGAGCCGCCAAGGATACCAATGTTCTGATCGACTACGCTTACAAGCTCCCGCGCATTGATGCCGTTTGCATGGATACGACCGGCACAATGGTCTACGTGACGGGCACGTCTGCCGTGTCGCGCCCGCGCCCGCCGATTATATCGGACAGCATGATCGAGCTTGCCCGTGTATCGAACGATTGGGGGCAAAAGCCATTCGTCGAAAACACCGGCGTTCGCAACGTGCCGTATGACGAAATTCAGGACATACGCACAATGCTCCTCGATGTTTACGACCTCGTCGCGCAGGAACGTCTTAAGAATGACGTGTCCGCTCGTGAAGTTGGCGCGAAACGTGGCCTTTTCGTTGATCCGCTTCGCAATGATGCGATGCGCGATCAGGGCATTGCGCAGACGGCAGCGGTATTCGGTGGCAAGATGACACTGCCGATCTATGCCCGCCTGCATGAGTTCCCGGCCTTTGTCGGTATTCGTCATCTGGAATTTTCGGAAGTTGCCGTCATTCGCCAGCCAAGGCGAAGCAAGGCAATGAAGATCAATCCATATCAGACGTTTACGCCGATGCCTGGCCGGGCAAGCGTTGAACCGTCGACAGACGTATGGACCGACAAACAAACCGTTTGGACTTCACCTGAAACGCAGGCTTTTGAAGCCGGTGAAGGTGAGTTCATCAGCGGTATCTCACTTGAACAACGGGTCGAGAAAGTCAGCGAGCGCGTAGTCAATGCTGAATTTATCCGGCAGCGGGACGTCAATTTCCGTCTGGAAGGCTTCATCGAGAATGAAAACTTGTTGGTTGTTGAGTTCGATGGTGTTGAAGTCACCCCGACGGTGTCTGGCCCTGCGGATGAAGATGGCGTCATAACAGGGCACTTCACCACTCCGGCGAATATTCCGGCGGGATCGAAGTCGATCTACTTCCAAGGTTCTGCCGGAACCGAAGCGGGTTGCACCTATGTCGGACGTGGCTCGATCACGGTCGAGGAATATCGTCTGACGTCGTCGCTTGAAACGACAACCGAAACGATGCCGCAGCCGGTGGTCAACAACACCGTTATCAACAATGTGACGAACGTCACCAACGTAACGAATGTTGCTGCGAACAATGCGACACCTGTTGCAAACCGTGAAGGTCGAGGGGGTGGAGGTGGAACCGGTCACGATCCGCTTGCACAGACGTTCACGCTGGCTCAATCGTGGTGCTTATCGGGCATCCGACTGATGTGCGCAAAGATCGGCTCTCGAAGCAATTCGATTGCGGTACAGCTGCGGACGGTCGAAATCGGAATGCCAACGCAAACGGTTCTGGCCGAAGCGTTTGTCCCCGGCACTGACTTGGTGGAAGGCGAAGTCTTTACGTCACGTTTCAATTTCCCGGTTTTCCTGCAAGGTGGTCGGGAATTTGCATTCGTCGCTCTGACAGACGATGGCGAACACTCCTTGTTCATTGCCGAGATTGGCAATATCGATATCGATACCCAGGCGGTTATTTCCGAGCAGCCGTTTACCGTTGGTGTGCTGCTGTCCTCGTCGAACGCTTCGACATGGACGGTTCACAACGAAGCGGACCTTTGGTTTGAAATGATCGGCTGTCGGTTTGATCCTGTTGAGCGGGTTATCCCTATCGGCACTTTCAAAGCGAATAAAATGTCGGACGTCATCATTCGCGCCGGTGTCGAATATCCAGACCCTTCGGTCGACGTGTCGATCAGGCTTCGTCGCGCGAGCGGTGAAACGATCACGTCGGCACCATCGCAAACGATCCGGTTCGACGAGTATATCCAGAATGAGGATATTCAAGTCGAGGCGATCTTGCGTGGCACAGAACGCGTTACGCCGTTCTTGTTCCCCGATATCCAGATTATCGAGGGCGAGATACAGACGACTGCGAACTATGCGACGCGAGCCATCGACGCCGCAGATACCAACCGCGTTCTGGTCACACTGGATGCGCGCTTGCCTGCCGGATCGTCAGCAGCGGTTCAAATCGGAATGCCGGGTGATTACCCGAACGTTGCGGTTTCGAGCGCCACCCAACTCGGCGACGGCCTAGTTGAGCAAACTTTTATCCGCTCCGCCTATCCGGCGGCTAACCTCGATGCGCGAACGCTGATAACGATTACCGGCACGCCAGCTGCGCGGCCGGAAATCTCGGCCGTTCGCATGCTACTTTCAAAGGTGTGATAGATGGCTAATACGGCAAATTACGATTGGCCTTTGCCGTCACCTAAAGGCATCCAGATTAATGAGGTCACTAAAATAGCGACCTCTCTGGTTGCAATTGATGCCAAAATCAGGTCGTTCGAAACTTCCTACAGCAATCACACGCACAAGTTTGCTGATTTGGAGAATAGGCCGACCACGCTCGGCGGTTATGGCATCACCGATGGTATGACCGCTCAAGAGGTTGCGCAAGCGATCAAAAAGGCGGTCGATGATCTCCTAAGCGGAGCCGACACGGCCCTCGACACGTTAAAGGAACTGGCGGACGCTCTAGGGAACGATCCTAACTTTGCCAAAACCGTCGGCGACGCGTTGGGTGTTCGTGTGCGTGTCGACGCTGCAACGAACTTTAACCTTGCGCAACGAGCGCAAGGACGCTCAAACATTGACGCACTTGGAACCGTGGATAGAGGTGCCGCCGGTGGCGTCGCCTCCCTCGACAGCGGAGGCAAGGTGCCTACAGCGCAACTCCCCGCGCTGACCACAACAGCTACCGTTGGCGCTGCAATCGCTGGCGCTAACGCCAAGTCTACACCTGACGACGGCGACTTCTTCACTGGTGTTGCTGCCGGTGGCGGCACCACCATGTTCAAAGCGACATGGGCGAACATAAAGGCAGCACTGTCCGCTGTGTTTATCAAGAAAGCTGGCGACATTCTCACAGGCTCTCTCGGCGGAATAGCCGCCACGCCAAGTGAAGATTGGCTTGCGAGCTTTTGGGCTGACAGTGCTGGAGGGTCGTATGCGAGCGTTCCTAAACGTCGCGTTCCGTTCAAGGCTCAGACGACCACTATTGGCAACACCTATTCTCCGGTTTTAAACGCAACTTACAATACCAGTGCATGGGGCGGAGTATGGACACAGGGGGTTATCAATCTCGGTACTAATGCGCAGGCGACGAGTTACCAGCTCATTCACATGCATAACGATGGCCAAGCACAGAAGACTTGGACGTTTGACGGCAAGAACGGTAATTTCATAGCTGACGGCGTACTTTTTGCGGCGGGCGCCCAATTTCAAACTAATGGCAATATCGTCGGCACAATCTGGCAGAACTGGGGAGCTGCCGATGCTTACACCGCAATCCATGCTCGAATTGAACTACGAGCTCGAGAGTTTGCGGATGACCGCTTATACCAAGCCAAAGTCTATACTGAAGACAGAGCATATTGGCGGACAAGAGATTACCTCTTGTCGGAAACCGTGCCTGTTGGTGGTTTCGCCATGATGCGAGCTAACCAACTGGCCTCATTTCCACCGGGCAGTGTGCTTGCTGGATCGCTACTTCAGTGGTCCAACAGTAGCAACGTTCAGGGTGGTTCCCCCGGTGGTTCTTGGGTGAGTTGCGGCGTCGGTTCCGGCAACTACGCAACAGTGTGGAAAAGGATCGCCTAATGAACATACTAGATGTGGTAGGCCTTAAATGGTCTCGCGCAGATCACTCGTTACTTGATGCGACCGTACTCACCTCGGACATTGGCACAATCCCTGTGACCATTCACGAAGGTTACGATACCGGGGAAGGCCGCAAACTATGGGATGATGCTATGGCCGGTAGGTATGGGCCTATCCTTCCATACAAGGACCCAGAGCCGCAGCCGGAACCCGTACCCGACGAAATCAGCCGCCGCCAGTTCTTCCAGTATCTCGCGGTGCTTGGGATCATCAGCCGTCAGGAAGCATTGGCGGCACTCCAAAGCGGCGCTATCCCCGCGCCTCTGCAAGCGATTATCGACCAGCTACCGACCGAAGACGATCAGTTTGAAGCGCAAATGTTCATTATCGGTGCGCAGAACTTCAATCGCCTGCACCCGTTAAGCGATACCGTTCGCCTCGCGCTCGGATGGACGGTCGAACAAAAAGACGAATTCTGGCGAGAGGCTTCGAAGCTCTAACCAAATCTCACAACTTAGTTTTTGCATCCAAGCCCGGCTTATGGAGCCGGACTTTGGTGTTTTTACGCGCCATAGCAAAGGAGCAAGACGCAATGGCAACCGTTCCATTTCACCACGGCACACGTGTTTTTGAGAGTGCAGAAACCCCGATACTTGTTCGGATCGGACGTACTGCGGTAGTTGGTATCATTGGCACTGCAAAGAGCGTCGATCCACTTCTTTTCCCGTTGAATAAACCGGCGCAGATCCTGCGTCCGCAAGATGCAATCAGCATGGGTTATGATGGCACGTTGAAGCGTGCGATTGACCTTGTTCAAGCGCAGGTCGCTTGTCCTATTGTTGTTGTTCGGGTCGAAGAGGGTGAAACTACCACTGAGACTTGGGCAAACCTTGTCGGTAATCGCGCGGCATTCTCCGGTGTTCACGCTTTTCGTCGTGCGGTATCGGACGGCCTTTATAAGCCGAAGCTGCTAATCGCTCCCGGCTTCACACAGACGTCGCCGGCAGACGGCATTGCATCGGTGAATGTTACTGCTGGCGGAAATGGTTATGCACAGGCAACGACGACGGTAACAATTTCTGGCGGGACCGGCACCGGGGCAGTCGCGGAAGCTGTCGTCAATGAGGGCGCAATTAGATCTGTTATCGTTCGCAAGGCTGGCTATGGCTACAGTATGCCAGTGACTGTGACAATCACAGGCGGCGAGGGTGCCAAGGGCGCTGCGGCAACCGGAAACATCGGATCTGTTATCAATCCTGTTGTGGCGGAGCTGGCGACAGTTGCAGACTCTCTAAAGGCGCTGGCCTATGTTGACGGTCCCGATACGACCGATCAAGCCGCAGTCCAGTACCGCAGCCTGATCAATTCGGCACGCGTCGTAGTTTGTGATCCGAAGGTTCTAAAGTTTGACACTGATCTCGCTGCGAACGTACCGACACCGTCTTCCTCGATTTTCGTCGGGCAGCAAGCTAAAATGGACCTTGAGCAAGGTTTCCATTGGGCTGGTTCCAACGTTCCGGTTAGTGGCATCGTCGGG